GTGGACAAGGTGGAGCTGGTGGCGGTTATGGTTCTGCTGGTCAAACTGGTGGAACTGGCTCTGGAAGAAATAATAGTGGTTTAGTAATTTCTCAAGGAGCTGGTGGAGTAGGTGGGGCATCTGGAAAAGCTGTTAATTTAGGTGGTAATTCATTAACATGGGAAGACGGTAATACTAATGTTCAAGGAGCAGTATCGTGATTTTATATAGAGCATGGATTCAAAATAAAGCAGTAGTTCATAGAACTTATTGGGCTGGTAGCGAAGATTCAGAAACAATTAAAGTAAAAAATGAAATATTAAAAGTATTTCCTAATGAAACTTTTCCTCACCCTATAAATGTTTGGGGTGTAAAAATGGGTGGCAATAAATATACCATTCATAATTGTAGCTGTGAACAAGATTGGAAAGACAGCAGTAAAATTCAAAACTCTTTATTGATAGAAAAAGATTTTATTAAATATTTTTACGATTTAGATACTGCAACCAAAACTATAGAAATAGTATATAAAAAAGGACAAGCTATGCCAGTCGTAAGTGTTCCTTCTAACCTTACTGTTGATTATATTACTGATATGTGTAATGCAAATTTTGAGTTACAAAATACACAAGCAATATATGTATCTGGGGAAGTTGCAGATATTTATTCTTGGGCAGATAGTCTGAAATCTGGGATTGCAAAACCAATTTCAGAAAGTAAAAAAATTGAAAGAGATGACTGTTTTAAATTTCAATTTAATTCTAGTAAACAACTAACAGAATTAAGTTTATGTAGTCATTTAGAAAGATATCAAGTTTGGGGAGATGACAATAATCAATATGTAGAATACACCTGTGATTATGCAGATGAACTTACAAATTTAGCTGATACAGAAATTGTTGTTCCAAAAACGGATAACCATGGTAATCGTGTAGCCCAAACTCAAAGCAAAGAGAATATAAAAGAATATGTAAAAGTTCCTAAATCAGACGGTTCAGGTGGCTATGATACAGTCCTTCTTAAAGATTTATAAAAAACTAAACATAGGTTATGGTAGTTGCCATGTAACAGGAGTTAATGGTATTCGATATATTTCTAGGTGGGGTATATGGTCAACACCTTTAACTATATTGTTTTCTAAAATACACCCTGTTTCATCTACTGTAGAAGCTATTCCTGACACTAAAGAAAATGCAAGTGTAATTTATCATTCTCACCCTTTTAGCTTTGCTTCATTAATATTAAAAGGTAAATATATAGAAGAAATAAATGACAATGGCAATATTATTTTTAAGAAAAGAAAATGGTTTAATTATGTAAGCCGAGATACTTTCCATAAAATAAATTGTGATGAAGATGTCTGGACAATACAGGCTGGTTTTGTCAAAACAAGCAAAGTGCGTATTAAAATTGATAATAAAATTTATGCACATAAAAGAATATTTACAACAGGGGGCATAGATGAATCTTATAGTTGAGAAAATAAAACAAGATTGGGATATTAAAATATGCAATCAAAAAAAAGAAGCCCCGTATTTAGTGATTGATAATTGGTATACAGAAGATGAATTGCAAAGAGTTTGGAAAGAAATAGATTTATACAACTGTATGCAAGAAGAAGATTTAGAAAAAGCTGATGACGATACTAATAATAATGTTGCTAGAGGTGATGACGGTAAAGCCAAGTCAAACGCATTTAGAATTCATATATGGGATTACTACACTCAAGCTGGTGCAAAAATATCACCTATATTAAAATTTATGTATAAGCAAAGAAGTAAAGAATTTCATGATATTGTAAAAAAAACTATGCCTTTGCATTACAGTAATTTTATTAATACCAATACTGATAGCACTTTTATTGGATATTATGATAAAGACAAATACTATAAACCTCATCATGATACGGCTCAATTTACTTGTTTAATTTGGGTATATAAACAACCAAAAAAATTTTTTGGTGGCAATACTAGAATTGTACCAATAGATGCGACAGTTGAATGTATATCAAATAGAATGTTATTGTTCCCTAGTTATTTACAGCATGAAGTAACAAAGGTATCATCTAAGAATGACATTCCTTTTGGATATGGCAGATATGGAATTACACATTTTTATAATTGGGAGAGGAGATAATGGCTGGATTAAAAGTGCATACTGCTGAAACTGAATATGCAGTTACGCAGACAGAGATTAAGGCTTGGAACAAAATAGATTCTTCTGATGATGATACAGTTGTTGCATTAATAGAAAGAGCAGTCCATAACTGGGCTAAAGAATACACTAATAGAACTTTAACTACAGTAACTTATCAATTATTTATAGATGCTATTTATGAAGTTGATTTACCTATCCAAGAAGGCTCTTATGTCGGTATAGACCAAAATATTAACAGAAGAAGTATCCACTTACCTAAAAGCCCTGTTGCAAGTGTTACCCATATTAAAAGTTATGATGATGACGATACTGCAACAACTTTTGCCAGTTCAAAATATTATTTAGATACAGCGAGTGTCCCAGCAAGAATAGTTTTAAGACAAGGTGAAACTTATCCAACATCTCTAAGAGTAGCTAATGCTTTAGAAATACAATATGTTGCTGGTTATGGTGCAACCACAGCAATACCTTACGATATTAAGTCAGCTTGTTTGCTTTATTCTTCTTATTTATTTGAGCATAGAGGAGATTTATTAGACGGCAAAAGAGTTATGGCTCCAACAAGTGCTACAGAATTATTGCAAGCTTATAAAGTAAAATCTTTATCCACAAACCCATATCAAGGGTATGCTCATTATGGGGGTATGTTTGGTTGATTGGACAATTAAGAAATAGAATAGCATTACAATCTTTATCGCCTACAACTGATGCTGGGGGTGGTCAATCTGTAAGTTTTTCTACGGCAACGACTGTATGGGCTAAAGTAGAAAATTTATCAGGAACCGAAAACTCTTTTGGCGACCAGATAGAAGATAGAAGCAATTATAGATTTACAATAAGATATTATTCTTCGTTAACACCTAAATTTAGAATTAGTTATAACTCAAAGACTTTTAATATACAGCATATTAGTTCTGTATTAGAAGGCAAAGAAAGATACCAAGTAATTAGAGCAGAAGAAGGGGTTGCTACTTAATGACAGTCAAAGTAAAAATAAAAAGTAAATTAAATCAAAAAATTAGTAAAGCAATAGACCTATACGAGTCAAATACATCAGGTTATTTAAATAAAGTCGCTAATATGTATCGTAATTATATTATGAGAGGTATGCATAAAACACCTAAAGACGGTAATACATATATTAGAGGTGGTGAAGTTCATATAGCTTCTTCTAAAGATAATCCACCAGCAATAGATACAGGAACATTGGTTAATAGTTTTTTTGTGCAACCAGCAACAAGCAATAGATTATTTTCTGCTGTATTAACCAGAGTAAGTTATGCAAATATTTTAGAGCAAAGTTTTGCGAGAGGTGGTTTGCAAAGACCTTTTATGGGTAAAGAGTCCCAAGCATTTAAAGATGCACAAAATTACGCAAATTTAAAATATAAAGATATTGAAATTGGCAATAGGAAGATAACATGAGTTTTCATTCTTTTGATATACAGTCTGCTATCTATACTATCTTAAATGGTGATAGCACATTAGACGGTATTGTTGGCAATAATAAAATATTTGATAATGTGCCACAAGATACAGCTTACCCTTATGTTGTAATAGGTAATATTAATGTTGTTAATAGAGGTACAAAATCTTTAGACGGAAATGATTATAATTTAGATATTGATGTTTGGAGTACCTATAGAGGTAAAAAAGAAATATCTGAAGCTATGGAAAGAATTTACGAACTTTTACACGATACAACCTATTCTGTATCTGGTGCGAGTTTTGTAAATAGTCAGGTAAGAAGCACAATTACCTTAGTGGAAAATGATGGACTAACTCGCCATGGAGTGCTAACCTTATCTGTAATTGTTTATGACAGTTAATTTAAATAGGAGATAAAAGGTATGGCAGTTCAAAAGGGAAGTGCATTACTTGTAAAAATTGGTAATGCTGGTAGTCCTGAAACATTTACAACTGTTGCAGGTCTGCGAGATACATCAATTTCAATGAATGCAGAAACAATAGATGTAACTAATAAAGACTCTTCAAAGGTAAGAACTTTATTAGCTGATGCTGGAATACAAAGCTTTAGTATAAGTGGCTCTGGTGTTTTTACTGACTCTTCAAGTGAAGCAAGTGTAAGAACAGCATTTGCTGCATCAACATTTAGTAATTTCCAACTATTAGTTCCAGATTTTGCGACATTTACTGGAGCCTTCCAAGTAACAAGTATCGAGTATGCTGGAAGTTATAATGGGGAAGTTACTTATAATATGAGTTTTGAGTCAGCAGGCGCAATTACATTTGCAACAGTATAATTTAGGAGATAACAAATGGCTTGGGAACTTATGCCTATTGAAATAGGCTCTAAAAAATTAGATGCACAAGTTAGTATAGGTGAGTCTATGGTAGAAATAGAAGCACCTTTTTTTAAATCTTTTAAAGATACTGATATAATCAAGATAGAAAAGCAATCTTATCAAATATCTTCTTCAGATAATGTTGGTGGTAGAGATGAGGTTATTTTAATTACTTGTAAAAAAGGAGAAACCAATGAGCATAAACAAGTTAAAGGCAGAAAAGATACTTAAATTTGGTGAGGTAGAGTATAAGGCAAAAATGAGCCTTGATACGATTATTAGGATAGAAAACTTATTAAATTGTAGTATTTTAAAGCTTGGCAATAAACTTGCGCAAGGTGATATTACTTTAACAGAGATAATATCAATTATTACCTTAGCAATAAGAGGTGGTGGAAACGATATTAAAGACAATGATATTAAAGGTCATGTTTCCGAGATTGGCTTAATAGAGTCAATAAAAATGGCTGGTGAGCTTGTTACATTAGCTTTAAATGTTGATGATGACTCTGAAAAAAAAAGCGAGTCAGAATAGACGAAGAAGCCGAACTACCATATCGTAGGTGGATTGAGATATGTGTAG